CTGTAATCAGGCCATGCCCGAGGCGGTACGGCGTGGCGGTGAGGCCGATCACGCGCAGGGCGGGGTTGATGGCGAGCAGGTCATCGAGAAGGCGGCGATAACTTCCCACGTTGGCGTGAGACACCAGATGGCACTCGTCGATGATGGCGAGGTCGACGTGTCCGATGTCCTTCGCCCGGCTGCGCACCGACTGAATGCCAGCGAAGGTAATCTGATCGAGCTGCCGCCGTCCGATGCTGGCGCTGTAGATGCCGAGCGGCGCATCCGGCCAGAGCGCGCGCAACTTCTCCGCGTTCTGCTCGATCAGCTCCTTCTGGTGCGTCAGCATCAAAACGCGCGTCTCGGGCCATTTCTGGAGCGCATCGCGGCAAAGCTCGGCAATCACCACGCTCTTGCCCGACCCGGTTGGCATCACGACGCAGGGGTTTCCCGTCTCGTGACGCTCGAACCAGGCGTAGAGCATCTCAATCGCTTTGCGCTGGTAGTCACGTAACTGCATCAGCGGAAATCCCTATAACCATTGCGCAGCTTGAAGATCTTCACGGGATAGCGCTTGCGTCCTTCGCCCGCCCATTCAATGACGATGGTATCGCCGTCGAGATACCAGCAGCCGTCCTCGGTGTAGCCGTCCTTCGTGTAGAAGTAGGCGCGCTTGAGCGACGTATTCGACACGCACCAATCGGTAAGGATGGCGATCTTCCCGCCGCCCTTGTTCGTCGTGTCGGCAAACGTCTCGGCGTGAGCAAAGTGTGAAAACGCGATCAAGATAGCTGTAATGACATATTTCATGGTTGTTCCCCTAGCCTACAATTTCACCGTTAAATTCATCTCGTAGCTTGGTAACCATCGGATCATTCGTCGAACAGAGCAGCGGATTCGCGATGATCTCCGCGCTGCTGTAGCCGGTCTCGCCGTTGCGCACTTCGGTGCCGTCGATCAGATAGATCACCTCCCATTCGCTGTCGGCCTCTTTCATCTTCCACGGCACCAGGTCGGGATGCAGGACGTGCGAGCGACAGCCAGATCTCTGCGCCTCGACGGGAATGGCATCATCCCAGCGGGCGCAATGCCAGTCGTCCTCCCGCGGCGTGGCGTGGGCGCAGGTGCGGCAGTTTATTTGTAAATACTGAGCCCAATGGTTATTTTTCATTTTTAGATCTTCTGGTATTTGTTACTTGCTCAAGTTGCGTTGCCCACCTGCAATTGCTTGGCTCGTAATTTCCGTTTACATCAATGCGATCTATAGATTTGCCGACTGGTCGCTCGCCCATATCCTCCAAAAAGTTTTCAAATTTCATCCATCTATCGCAGACCAATATTCCTCTTGCTCCGTAATTGTAAAAATTTGTTGCATTTTTATTTGTGCATCGGGTTTTCATGGAGTGCCAGCTCACGTACGTAGGCGACAGTTTCTTGTTTTTTGTATGTCCGTGAGTTGTTGTTCTCTCTGTAAGAGCTTCCTTGAATAAACACCCGCACGACCTTTTGTGCCCGGCGCGAAGTTCTGCTCCAATCGCAACAGTGGTATTCCCGCAGTCACAATCACACAACCAAAGGAGGTCTCTTTTTGCGCTTCGCTCAGGAAGGCTGTTAATTACAAGCAATTTAGAAAACTTCTTTCCTTTTAGGTCGTATTTTTTTAACTTTTGTTCTCGAACAGAACATCCACAACTGGGGTTGTTTCCAAATCGCAACGCCATTGCAGACCGAACGCACTGTTCTCCACACTCGCAAGAACACAGCCACTTCGGGTGTGTTCCAGCCGCAGGAACACCATGCCGCTCAATGACTGTCAAACGACCAAACTTACGACCCAACATTTTTACGCGCTCTTTCATGATTTATTCCCTGCTCACGAAAGCACACTATACCATGGGCCGGGCAGAACTTGCACTGGAACCAGCTCGGGTCGGTACTGATCGGCGGCGGCATCCGCTCCGTCTGGGCGATGCGAATCATGCGGTCGCGGTACTTCTCCGCCACCGTCGCATCAAAGCGCACGCGCTCGCTGTAGAGACTGTCGTCGTCCTTATTCACGACCACGTACAACGCGCGGTCGATGCCGGTCGCCAGCATGTAGAGCTGCATCTGCACGTAGTGGGTCGGCTGCGCCTTCTCGACGCCCTCTTTCGAGAGCTTGGCGAAATTCTTCGTGTTCATCGTCTTGAACTCGGCGATATGCCGCTTGCGCTCTGCGCCTGGCACGCCGCCTTCGATGATGCCGTCGATGCTGCCGCCCGTATGCCAACCGAAGCTGATGCGGCGCTGGCGGATGCCCGTCTCGTGTATGTCGACGCCGATCATGCGCAGGTCGCGCACGAACGTCGCCTCCTCGTCTTGCCCGCGGCGGAAGATGCGCAGGGTCCGACCGGGGATCTTCTGTTTAATCGCCCAGCGGAAGGACAGCCACAACCAGCGGTCGCAGGGATGGCCCGCTACCGAGCAGCCGAGGTGCTCGCGGGACTCGTCGTTATCCTCGCGGATCTTCTCGTGCGCGGCATCAATCAGCGCGGCGAGCGTGTTCTGAGGCGGTGGGATCTTGGCCATGATTCTCTCCGGTGGAGAGCCCACGCGCACGGCGCGGGCTGTCGTTTACTTCTTCGCCCAGGGCGGCGCGGCTTTGGCTGAGGACGCCGCAGGAGCCGCCGTAACAGGCGCGGAGCCCGAGGGCGCACGGAACCCGCGCACGTCGTTCTGCGCGGCGTAGCCGTTCTCCGCGGGGCGTATGGAGAGCTTAATCTGGAGCGGGCAGCCGATGAGCTGGTCCGTGTCCTCGATGCGTCCGATCCCGATGGATCGCATCAGCTCGCCGAGCTGCTGGCGGCCGATCTCCTCCGCCTTCTGCGACTTGTTCATGATGTTGAGGTTGCCGAACACCACGCGCCCGGCCTTCGTCGGTCCCGTGATGTTGTAGCGGCAGCGAATGTATTGCCCGGTGCCGTCCTTCGTGACGCGGATTTCAGCGTCGCCGATCTCGGCGGAGTACCAACCCTCGGGGAGCGGTTCATAATCACCGCGGCTTTCCGGGAGTTCGTCTGCGGTAAATCCGATGTCTAGTCTTGCCATTCTCACTTCTCCTCAATACTGAAGCTCGGGCGTCCCGGCTTCGCGGTAATTGCGCGTGCAAGCGCGTTGGTCACGTTCTCTGGTGCTGCGCTCCAGGCGCGCAGGATGATCTCGGGTTTCCAGCGAAACAGGGTTGAGAGGTACTCGCCGATGCCATGCTCCGCCGCCAGCTCCTGCGCCATCTCGGCGTCAACCTTGCGGTCGATGCGTCCGACGATCTTCAAGGCGTGGCGATCCAGCTCCCGACGCTCGGTGCCGTCGAGGTCAGCCGCGATCTCAAGGCGGCGGATCAGCTCGTCCTCGATGTCGCGCCGATGCTCCACCGCCGCGCGCTCGGTCTGCTTCGCCTCGAGCCAGTCGGCCGCGAGGTCGTCGACGCTGTAGTTATCGAACATGCCCATCACGCGCCCCCATGATCTTCTTAATGATTTCGGAAAAGTCAGGCGCTTCCCACTGGTCGAGTTTTCCAGACCGGTCCTTCGCCAGCCACGACCCGTCGCCGTCGCAGAGCAGCGCGCGGTAGGCGTTGCCATCCGCATCCCGCTCGACGCGCAGGGCGAGCACTTCGTCAAAAAAGTACGGCAACTGCTGGCCCGTCTTGTTGCCCGGCATTGATGGGGCGTAGAGCATCTTTCCCATCTCGTCCTGCGACTTGTCGAGCTTGGCGCTCATGTAGACGTGACGACCCGGCAGGTCACGGAAGGCGCGAATGAGATCCGCCATCTGCTCCTGCATCGCGCCGTATGCCTGGCGCGGGTCTTTCGTTGCTTTCTTCTCGGCGTTGAGCACGACCTCGGCGATTTCGCTGATGCTGTCGAGCGCCACCGATTCAAACTCCATCGCCTCGGCAGAGCCGACGAGCCAGTCGTAGGCTTCGTGCAGCGCCTCGATGGTCTTGATCTCAATGAACGGTACGTCCGCGTCGGCGATCGAGAGCAGGCCGCCTTCGGCGCTGAGCACGATTGGCTTGGGCAGCGTCGGGATGAGCGACGTTTTACCGGCGCCAGCAGCGCCATATACCAGAAGCTTGACTCCCGAGCGCCCGATGGCGGAGGAGCGTTTTAATTGGATGGCCATTGTTTCCCCTTTGGTGGTGGGGGCCGAAGCCCCCGTTTTGGATTCAGACGAAGAAAATGCAGTTCAGCTTGTTGAATCGACCGCTGCGGTCGTCGCGGCCAAAATTTCCGAACTCGCAAATTTCGCCGTCGATCACTTGCTGCCAAACCGTCGCCGGCCAGAGCTTAGCGCTTGACCGATAGCGTCCGTGCATCTCGCCGGCAGTCAGGCAGTTTTCGAACCGCGACGCACGTACGCGGCGGGTAGTTGCTCCGAGCGTTACTTCGACGGTGCCTCGTTCAATGCCATGCGCGTCGATTTCGGCGATTTCGAAGGTTGCTGCGTTGATGATGCTCATTTTTTTTCGTCTCCTTCCTGCGCCTTCGGTGAATCCGTTCGCGCATGGTTGAAATACTAGAGGCTCTCGCTTATGGTGTCAACACCTAAATGCTTCAACAAAAGGTAAATCAGGGATGACAACAGACGAGGCAATCAAGTTCTACGGAACCAAGAAGGCGCTTGCCCAGGCGCTCGACATCTGGCCGCACGTCATCAGTCGATGGGGCAAGTACCCGCCGATGGCGCGGCAGTATGAGCTGGAGGTGAAAACACGAAGAGAGCTGCGGGCAGAAACGAATGACAACGAAGGCTGATGCCGCGCTCGCATACGCCTCGTGGGGCTGGCATGTTCTGCCCGTGCTCCCCAACGCCAAGACGCCGGCAACCCGGCATGGCGTCAACGATGCGACAACCGACCCCGAGCAGATCAAACGCTGGTGGCAGGAAAACCCCGACTACAACGTCGGCATCGCAGCGGG